TTTCTTCTCATCACTCAAGAAAGGCTTCTCGAAAAACGACTCCCATTTTGACAGTGAGACCAGAGAGTGCTCCAGCTCCAACTGGAATTCTTCAGCAGCGACGAACTCATTCGTAATGCTGTTGAATCCCTCGGTTAACGGAACCCTAATTGTAAGCACTCTCTGGCCTCCTGCCTCTTGTTACGCGGGGTTGTATCCCCAGTCGGTGTCCACGCCCGGAGCAAGCGTGTGACCGGACTGCGCCTTCGCCTTGACCATGGTGTACTCGGTGATGACGAGCGCTCCTGAAGGAACCACGGAACCTCCGACTGTGTAGTCGACTCCGGTCACCGTAGGGATGGTGATGGTGTCGGTACCCGCATCGAAGGCCGGCTGGGTGGGGGTGACCTCGGTCACGGTCCCAGAGAAGAGACCAATGACCTCCTCCGGAAGGGGGAGACGAGGGTCCTGGCCTGCCGTGCCGTACAGGATGTCCTCGAGCGCTGCCAGGGCGGTTTCGTCCACCTTGGTCGAGTCGAGGGAGAGAGTGGCCGACGGCTTGTGGTCGGGGACGTCCACCGGCGTAGTGGTGAACTCCCAACTGAAGGCCAGGGCCTCTGGCGAGTCGTTGATCGTCGTGTACGCCTTCTCTGACGGAGCGGCCAGAGCGCCGTAAACGAGGTGCAACTTGTAGCCGAGGTCCTGACCCTCAGTGTCATTGCCCACCTTGGTGCGGTAAGCAAGACCGAACTGCTTCCGGGACTGCTGCCCGAGAGCAAGACCAGCAACCGGAGAAGCCGTGCCGTCGCACTGCCCGAACTCGTCGGGGAATGTGAAGGCCTCGATGGTGCCACCGAACTCCTCGGCCGAGATGAGGTTCAGGTACTTGATGTTGTCCGCGTACTGCGGGTTGGCTTCAGCGCCCGAAGGCGACTCCGTAACGCCGGTCAGGCCGTTCCACGCATAGCCAACAGCGTATTCGCCCGACCCGTCCGGAATGTAGAGGACACCGTGGTCGACACCAGCCTCGTAGTAGCGCTCTCCGACCTGGTCCCAAACGAGCTTACTCATTACTCCTCCTCAGAAGTAAAGATTGAAGACGTCGTGGTTTAGATTCTCCGCCGTAAAAAAGCGATTGAATCGCGTCATAGGCAGAGCAGCGACCTTGTCAGGGATTGGACTGCTTCTATCCCTATCAATCACGGTCACCTGGTATCGCTTGGTGTAGCGATATGGAAGGTTGCCAGCGAACTTGGTATCCGCGTAGTCTCGCTGGTACACGATACACGGATACTGCATCTCGATGTTTGCCGGTGGCTGAAAATAAACATTCTCTGACCCCATAATCTCCTCAAGGAGTTGTTGGAGCAGAGGCTGTCGGTCCATGGTAAACACCTCCCAGTCGCAACAGTAGGCGGGGACTCTGTACCTCAACATCTGAGACTTTCCACAGAATCCCCGACCACTCAACGTAACGAATGGCAAAGATATGTTCGTTGGCATAAGCGTCTGCGACAATACTGATCGAGTTACGGACGGTGATGTCGTCATTGACGCTCTCACCTTCCTTTAGCTGACGAGTATCCTTGATGACGTCGCCGTAATATGAAATCTCGGTAATGACGTCATCCCAGGATCCAGGAGCCTTCTTCTCAGTAGTGCCGTAGCCGATGACTCCGAAAAATCTCGCCATCGGAATTCAGACCTCTCAGGCGTCAGCCGTGAAAGTCCACGAGTCGTCTTCGCTCGAGGCGAAGTAGTACCCTGCAGCCGCGACAGCGTCGACGGTCCAGGACGTACCAGGAGCCACGTCATGCGGGTTCCCAGCAGAGGTGAGAGTGGTCGCTCCGTGCTTGTAGACCACACCAGTAACGGTCGGGATGGTCAGAGTACCGGTCGCCTCGTCGAAGGCGGGCTCCTGAGGAGTCGCCAGGACGTTCGTTCCGGCCGTCTTCTTGTAGACCAGAGCGCTCTTCAGTTTGATAAGCGCACCGGAGATACGCGTTTCGATCAGGTACTTGTTCTTGTTGTAGTCGATGTCGAAGTCGTCGAACATATTGACTTCGCCACCCTTGTCCGCACCGATGTTGTAGTCGGTGAGGTTGACGATGATGCCCACCAGGTCGGGCTCGGTCTCCATGACCTCGACCGGCACGATCGATGAAACGCGGAGCTCATTGGCGAGCTCTTCGGTGGTCTTGTACAAACGCCGGCCCAGCGTGTCACGAGCCAGAAGCATGTACGTCAGGGTCTCTTCGGTCGTGTAGAACGTCGGAGTTCCGGAGCCCTTGAAGAAGGTGCGGCTCGAGAGGATCGCATCGACCAGTTCGGACGGGCTCGAGTTCGCGTCGCCGATGTTGACGTTGACTGTGGTCACGTACAACTCGTGGTCGTTGGCGATCGAACGGATACCTGCGCCCTCGGGCGCGCCCATGGGGTCCTTGATCTTGTCCTCGTCGTCCACCTCACGGCCATCACCGATGAGGACAGCTCGCGCGAGCTCCTCCTCGAGAATGAGCCGCATCTCGCCCTTCATCCAGGACACGATGCCGAAACTGGTGATGTCGATGATGTCGTCACGGTCGAGAGACTGCTTCTTGTACACCGTGGTCGGCGTCGTGGTACGGCCGGCAACTCCGAAGAACTCTTCCTTCTTCATGTTGCCCTTGATGTAGCCCTTCGCACGCGCCTCGTCCATCGTAATATCAGCCGAGAAGCTCTTGATGCGCGAGAACGGCGTGTGGTGGGTACCGTTGAGAACGCCGGCGACCCATTCGGTGCGGCGCTTGTCCCACTCGGGGGTGGCGGTGACCGACCGAGCGTCCGGGAACAGGATCTCGAGGTTCTCGATGCCGTGAGCGAGGGCGTAGTCCTCGACCGCAGACTTCAGAGAACCTCCCTTGATCATCCCGGCCACGATTCCCTTGACGTCGGCGTGACTGAGCTCGTGCTTCTCGACGGTGGGTCCGTCGTTCTGCTCGAAGACGTTGCGGGTCATGTCGTCGTTTCCTTCCTGGTGGTTGAGGTCGCCCTCGTCGTCTGTAGAGGCTGAGTGCTCTGCGGTTGCCTGCTCGAGAGCGGCCCCGATCATGAAGTGAACGACGTCCTTCTGCTCATCAGAGAGCGAGTCGTAGACGTCCTGAAAGGACTTGTCATCACCATCAGCGTGCTCGACTTCCGCCTCGACTTCTTCCTTCTCTTCCTTCTCGAGGGGAATCCCGGTGTAGATGATCGCCTCGTTCTCCAGGGTCTCGATCGACCCGTCGCTGTGCTCGAGGCTGATGTTGTCGATGAAGGCGCCAGGGTTCGCGCCAGAAAGAACGAGACTGACCTCCCGGATCACTCCGTGGAAGACATCCTTGCCCTTCTCGACAAGCTTGTTGGCGTAGATGGACAGAGCCGTGATGTCACCGTGCTTCACCAGGGTTCTGGCGCTCTTCGCGCTGTCGCCTTCGTTGAGAAACGCGTGGGCGTAAATATCTCCGCCACGAGCCTCGAGAATCGCGTGACCCAGAACGTTGTTCGGGTCGTTGTGACTGTGCTGCCAGACCAGTGGGACCTTCTGCCCGTGCATGTCCTTGAACGCACCGGCCATGATGGTTCGCCCGTCGGAGCACTTGAGTCCAGCCTTGGTGGCGTAGCCGCTGAAATCAGCTTCCATTTTGACTGTCTCCTTCCTCACTTGGTGTTTGCGGAGCACCTGACTCCGACGGAGCCGGCATGTTGCTATTCCGAAGTTCGTCAGCCTTCGGATCGGTCGACGGTTTGAGGCCGATGACAGACCGGACCTCGTTGGCGGACAGAATCTCATTCCTAGTGAACTTGTCAGCGATTTCAGCGATGTCGGTGACTGGAACAAGCTTGAATGGATCACGGAAGTAAAGAATCCACTGCCGTTGAGTCCGCGCGGTCTTAGTCAGGAAGGAACGCCTCATGGATTCGACAATGGCCCCAAGAACGGGCTCAATTGTACGATTCATGTAGTTCAGCATGGCCTTCTCGTCAGCGGTGCCGTTCATGACCTCTTCGGTCAACCCAAGCTGGGCGTAAAGCATCTGAACCAAGTACTCGACCTGCTTGAGCAAGTTGTTCTCTGCCGGCCTGTTCAATTGCGTGATCTTCTCGGTGCCGTCTGTATAGGCTATGCCGTATTGGCTGCCCTTCAGCTGGTACTCGATGTCCTTCCGACGCTGTTCGGCTTGGGTACGTCGAGCTTCCGACTTGATCACGTATGGGAGCTGGATGATGA